AATACAACAACCTTGGCTCAGACCTCAGAATCAATTACCTCAAATTAGGTAAAATGAGACATGATGGTCAAGATGCGAATGTTAGCTTCAAAAGAATATCGAAGCTAGTATTCGTGCCGAAGTCTGCACATGCCGTTAGGTCCATATCAATGGAACCTACGACTTTAATGTGGTACCAACAAGGGGTCCTCAATGCTATAAACTCTTATATTTTAAAAGAGTTAAGAGGGTCCCTCGGTAAGAGGTACAGGCCTGAAGATCAGTCTCAAAACAGAGAGTTTGCATGGATCGGATCAATTGGTGGCGAATATGCAACCATAGACCTTTCCTCCGCATCTGACTCAGTTAACTGGAACATGATCAAGGACCTGTTTCGCAAAACGGGAATCTACAAATGGCTACTTTGTACGAGATCTTCTCATACAGAGTTACCGAATGGAGAAACTCTAGCTCTAAAGAAATTTGCGCCGATGGGAAGTGCTTTGTGCTTTCCAATTGAGGTCATAGTATTTAGTGCTATTGCGGAGACTGTTAGTAGAGACTACTACAACGCACGCAGTAATTACTGCGTTTATGGCGATGATATTATCATCGAATCCGAACTAGCTCAATATATGATTGAGCGGTTAGAATGGTACGGTTTTAAAGTAAACCAAACCAAATCATTTGTAAACTCCGAAGCGGATCCCGAGCCATATGGATGGTTCAGAGAGTCATGCGGTGGAGAATACATGAACGGATTTGACGTGACTCCTATACGAATCTCTAGAAATTTCAGAGGTTTGAGTATAGAAGATGCGTCCCAACTGGGTCCGGTTCTTGATTTAGCCAACAGGTCCTATATAAGGATGCCGACTGTGAGGCGTGCTTGCATTGTAGCATTGATGCAACTTCGCCCGTCAGTCTTCTTCTCAGATGATGGAGAGAGTGGTGTTTTCTCAACACACGCTACCAATCATCACCTTAAGAGAAGATGGTCACCTGTCTACCAGCACTTTTACGTTTATAGTAAAGGTGTCCGAGCTAGATATGGTGCTGGCTTGGGGTCCGATGATATTAGATATCATGAAACCCTGAGACTCATTCAGAACAGAATGACGTTGTCATGGCCAGAAGACCGTGTCTATGTCGATCCCAGAAGCGTTACGGGTGTAAGACTCTCATTTGAGTCCCACC